CCGAAATTATTTTTAATAAACTTATGATCTTGAGGAGAACTTAATGGAAATAGAAAGTCCTATGAGAAGTAGTTATATTAAAAATAATTTCGGTGGTCTTCTTAGAGGGTTGATATTAGCTCATCGACCTAAATTTGTTATTGAGTGTGGAGTGCTAGATGGATTTTCTACTTTTCATATAGCTCATGCTCTAAGATTTAATCATGAGAAGATGGGATGTGATAATAAATTTATAGCTTATGACTTATGGGAAGAATATACTTATAAGCATGGTACTTTTAAAGATGTAGCGAAAATGTTGAGGGATCAAGGCAATCTTCTTAATAGATATGTAAATCTACATTACGGAGATGCGCTTGAAGTTTATCAATACTTTGCAGATGGAAAGGTTGATTTTCTTCATATGGATATTTCAAATGATGGAGATATATTACGAAAAACTCTAGATCATTGGGGATCAAAAATTTCTTCTGGTGGTATCATTGCTTTCGAAGGGGGAAGTCCAGAACGTGATAAAGTAGAATGGATGATAAAACATGATAGAAGACCGATAGCACCAGAGGTAGTAAATTCAACTTTAACTCATCCAGAGTTCAAGGCTCAAGTGTTTACTGCATTTCCTTCAATGACTTTATTTTTTAAGAGGTGAAAATCATGAATGAAATAAAAGTAGTAATAGAAGGTTTATTTGCAATAATTGGTATAATAATAATATGTGGAGGGTATTAATTTATGATTACAGCTATAAATGAATTTCACAAACATTATGAGACAAGTAGAATTTGGGAGAAGACAAAATGGCTAGGTGTGCCTTGCTATAAACTTCCATTCGATGCATTTATACTACAGGAACTTATATGGAACATTCAACCAGACTTTGTAATTGAGACTGGTACAGCTAAAGGTGGAGCGGCTGTTTTCTATGCTTCTATTATGGAGATAATTGGTCATGGAAAAGTAATCACTTGTGATATAGAATCTAAATGTGATGGGGGAATAATTCCTGAAAAACTTTTTAATAGAATTAAATTTTTACATGGAAGTAGTACTAATCCAATAATATTTGATTCTATTAAAGATCAAGTAAAAGGAAAAAAGAATATAGTCATTCTGGATTCTGATCATAGATTTGAACATGTAAGAAAAGAGATGTACATGTATTCTACGCTAGTTCCTGTAGATTCTTATATGATAGTAGAAGACACTCACGCTAATGGTCATCCTGTTCCTTGGAAATGGGGGAAAGGCCCATATGAAGCGGTAGAAGACTTTTTAGAAGATCATGATGATTCATGGAAAGCTGATTCTGAATGTGAAAAGTATATGATGACGTTCAATCCGAAAGGTTATCTAAAGAGGATAAAATGATACATATATTAACAGATGGATTAATTTTAAATACAATTGATAGTTGGTTACTTATAGTAATGAAGTATTATATGTTTCCTTTGTTAGTAAACATTTCAGCGGCATTACTAATTTTCTTAGCAGGAATTGTAATAAGAAATTGGAAGAAAAGAAATGATCATGAAAAAGATCCAAAAAAAGATTATGATAAGTTAAGTGTTACTAGAGCAGTAACAATGTTAATGGATAAAATAATATAGGAAGGTGTTATTATGAAAGAACTTGTATATCTAGTTGGGCAAATTTCACCGAAATTTGAAGTAACCTACCAATGGAGAAAAAATGTAATTGATTATTTTAAAACTGGAGAATGTAAAAGTATTGGTTTTATTAATCCTTGCTCTAATCCCTTTAATAAGAATGTTTTAGAGAAGAAGGAATATGCTGTTAAGAAGAAAAGCAGAAGTTGGGGGATTGATTTACTAGTTCCTAAAGACAGAAGCTACGTAGATAGATCAACTATAGCAATGGTTAATATGAATCAATATGATCCTGATAAACCTCTGCTTGGATCATTCTTTGAATTGTCATGGTATTATGACAGTCCTGATAAAGCAGTAATAGCTTTTGCTGATGACTTATCATCATATATCTGTCAGCATCCATTCGTACAGCAAACCGTAAACGTATGGGTCAATGATGAGTATGAAGCCTGTCAACTTTTAGAGAAGTATTTTGTAGATGTGGATTCGATATAATGAATCATCGACAATGCAAATTACAAAAAGGAATTACTTTTCAATATAGTTGGATTCCTGAAAAGTTTGCTAAAGTCGGAAACTATGTAAAACTAAAAGATGATGATGGTTGGAAGGTAGTAGAAGTTTTTTCAACGATGGATTCTAAAAAAGTACAGGAAAGATCTATTGATTATAGAAACCAGAGAAAGGTAAGTGATATATGAAAACTATTTGTGTTAACATATCTACTTATAGTGGTGATAAAGAAGTTGTCTATATCGGAAGACCTACTAAATGGGGAAATCCATTTAAGATTAGTAGAGATGGGAACAGAAAAGAATGTCTTGATAAATATTATGAGTATATTAAAAAAGACAGACAAGATCTTATTGATGCATTACCAGAGCTTAAAGGTAAGGCTCTTGCTTGCTGGTGCAAACCACAAGATTGTCATGGAGATATACTAGTCAAGTTAATAGAAGATGATCCTTGGAAACTATGGAGTAAAAAATGAAATGTATAAAAGAAATACCACTATTTAAAGTTACAATGAATCCTGCTGTAGATGAGGAACTTTTAAAAGTTTTACATAGCGGCTGGATCGGTCAAGGCCCAAAGGTAGCGGAATTCGAAACTCATCTTTGGAAGAAATTCAACAATCCAAATGTCTTAACTTTATCCTCTGGTACTCATGGATTAAGTCTGGCTCTACGTTTAGCAGGAGTCAAGCAAGGAGATGAAGTAATTACTACTCCGTTAACTTGTACGGCTACTAACATGCCTATTCTAATGCATGGTGGAAAAATAGTTTGGGCTGATGTCAGAGAAGATTTTAATATAGATCCTCTTTCGATAGAGAAAAATATTACCGATAAAACCAAAGCAATAATGGTTGTACATTGGGGGGGATATCCCTGTGACATGGAAGAAATACATAATATATCTCAAGATCATAATTTGACATTGATAGAAGATTGCGCTCATGTTTGGGGATCTACATATCAAGATTCTGTAATTGGAAAGTGTGAGTATTCAGATTTTGCAATGTTTAGTTTTCAAGCAATCAAGCATATGACTAGTGTTGATGGTGGAGCTTTATGTACAAGAAGTCAACATGATTATAACAAGGCTAAACTATTGCGTTGGTATGGCATTGACCGTGAATCCCCTAGAAAAGATATGCGCTGTGAAGAAGATATTTTAGATTGGGGATATAAGTATCATATGAATGATGTATGTGCTACAATAGGAATGGCTAATATGGATCATGCAGATGAGAACGTAAGAACTGCCAGAGAAAATGCCGATTACTATGAAGATGTATTTAGTGATATTGATGGAATACAATGTACTCAAATAGAACAAGATAGGAGATCGTCTTACTGGCTTTTTACTGTACTAGTCGAAGATAGAACTTCTTTTGTTCATATGATGGGTAGCAATGGTATAGCAGTATCAAGGGTTCATGAAAGAAATGATAAACATACTTGCTTCAAAGAATTCAAAAGAGATTTGCCTATGCTGGAAGAAGTAATTGATAAGATGATTTGTATACCAGTAGGATATTGGGTAAGTGAAGAGGATAGATCCTATATTGTTGAAGCAATTAAAGGAGGATGGTAAATTGCATGAGTTATTTTTCAACATCAAAAAGGAAATTCCCCAAAAACATAAATATCCAAATTTAAGAGTATTAGTTTTTTCTAATCCACTAGTTGTTGATAAAATAAGCAAAAAATTTTTATACTACAAAGACAGCGGATTTATCTTCACAAAAAATCTTTTAAAATCTTTACCTAGTAATTGGAGATTTGATTGGATAATTCCAGATAAGATAAAAGACGTTGACTGGTTTTTGAGTGCAAACAAAAATATTACAACAATACCATATCCATATTCTACCAGCATCCACCAGAATAGATATGAATTTTATGGTAACATTTTAAAAAGAGAATATCCCTATACTAAAGACATTGATATAGTAATAAACAATCAGCCAGAAGTATCAGCAAACATTTGGACATGGTTATATAATCAAAGAAGAGATTTGCCAATTATTTTTTCTTATTATCATTGGATTGATTGTGAAAGATCCAGAAAATTTTCTTCCGCTCTTGGTGGTTACTTCTGGAGACAATATGATGGATTTCTAAAATCTACTTTTAATTTATTTCACTCTGAATATGCATTTGAGCTTTTCAGAAATGAAGTAAAAAATAATTTAAAAGAAGAAGTCGATTCTTCTAAAGTAATATATTTTAATCCACCACCTAGTATTTTTGGTAATGAAGAAATAACTCTTCCAGAAAAAAAGATAATTTTATTTAATCATAGATTAAATAATTCTACAAATTGGAGAATGTTTTTTAATGTAGCCGAATCCTTATATAAGAAAAGAAAAGATTTTTGTATTTGGATAACTGATACAAAAATATCAGATTATGATTTGATTGATAAGCCGTATATAAAATTTAAGACAGTAAAGGATGAGTCATATGGATATCTAATATCAAAGTCTATGTTCTCTGTATGTACGCATTTAGATTATTCTACTTGGAATATGGCTGTACTGGATTCCATACTTAACGGATGTCCAGTTATACTACCATCTACGGATGGTGATTTTTATAAGTCATTTTTTGGAGAAGGAAATTTCTATCATAATTTTTCAGATCTGGAAAAAATTATTGATTCTATTTTAGATAATCCAGAGATGTTACAGGAAATTTTAATGAAGCAACAAAGAATAATTTCTAAAATAAAACCGCTTGACAATATTATTGAGAATGTGTTAAAAGAAATTTCAATTACTAAAGATATCAAAAAATATGAAGATGTATATAACTACATAAAACAAAAAGGACAATGTTATAAAAAAGATTTCGTAAATCATTTTTGGTCATTTCATGTAAATTCTAATTTTCTTCCTATTCGCTGGAAACTGTTAATGGAAGAAGACATTGTAGATAATAATTTAAATTCGGAAACTTTATATGAGGTAATAGAATAGGAGGTAATAATTATGCTAGGAACACAAATAGATAAAGGATTTTATGATCTTATAGGGCAAAGGGTAACTATTGAAGATCCAGAGAATGGGCCGATAGAGGTAACGCTAACTGATATAGTAGCAGGATCGGTGCTATATGAGCATTTTACAGGTGAAACAGCTACTCTTCCTATAGAAGATTTTAAAAGGCAATACAGACCACGTAAGAAGTTTGAAGGGGAGTAATGGAACATCCAGGATTAAAAAATTTGTATGAACAAGTTATTGAAGGGGAATTTTTTTGGGATAGATGGGGATTGCTAGCTGTCCTTTGTGATTATGTACTCAATTATACTAACGGAAATATCATAGAAATAGGTTGCGGTGAATCTTCTATATTCCTATCTAAACTGGCAGAGAAGTATAATAGAATCTGTTTTCATTGTGAGTATTCTAAAAGCGGTGTTGAGAATATGAAAAACACTAAAGGATATTTCGGGAAAAATTCCGAAGTTTATAATGGAAAGTCTGATGATTTCTTTAAAGATGCAATGGCAAACAAACCTCAAATAGCTTTAGCTTTCATTGACGGAGATCATACATACGAACAAGTTAAAAAAGATTTTGATAATACTTGGGAGCAGTTAGTCAAAGGTGGTTATATATTTTTACATGATACCAGTCCACCTAGTGAAGCATGGACTGTACCAGAGAAATGTGGTGATGTTTTCTATCTAATAGAAGATCTAGAAGAAAGCCATATGAGAACTGTATTAGATATCTTCACATTTACCAGATCGGCTTTTGATGTAGGGCTTACAATGGTGAGGAAAAAAGTTTAGATCTTAGACAGTTTTCGATAAGCGTCTTCCCATGCTTTCTTAGGAGTTGTTCCTACTCCTATTCCTTTAGTCATAATATCGTCATTGAATACACAATACTTCTTATGTATTCCTCTCCATTTACATTCAGCTTTAGGATGTATTTTCATTACCAGTTCTTTATCTGATAACTCTTCTTCAACCTTTTCACTATACCTGAAATAAACTCCCATCATAGAAGCGCAAAATATATTAGCTATCTGTACCAGAAATCGGATACTGAAAAGTAGTAAAATATTTACTAATGCTACTCTTCCTGTATCAGTCTCAACGTCTTGATCGAATAGCTTCTTCATATCCTCTACAATCTTCTTCCTTTCCATTGTGGAGATAGCGGTTCGGGTCTTTTGCTTCTGCTTATCAAACACGGCTCTATCTTCTATAAGAGAGTCATATTCTTTTTGAAGGATCTCACCTAGTTGTTCTTGTTTGGTCACTTGAGCCAAACTTTCTAAAGTCGGGTTAACTGCTTGCATACCAGCCGCAAAAATAATGGAGCAAAATACTCCTATCATAATTAGTTTCTGTACCAAAAGAAACATCTTTGACTTTCCTATTCTAATAACAGCAAGTGATAGTACAAACAATTCCAGCAAAGCCGCTAAATATAAGGGTTGCCAAGCACCTACCTCATAGAAATTCCTATAATACCTAGCTGATTCAGTTATCATAAAGAATGAAGCAAACGCAATTACTACTGTTAAGATACTAACAAATAAAGATTTTTTCCAATTAAACATCTCAAATTCCTCCTCTGCTACTATAATATTTATAAATAAAGATAGGAAAAATATAAAAATATGTGGAGGTTTAGGTTTATGGTAGCAACTAGTGATAGATTTACAGAAAATAATCCTTTGGTCGATTCTAATATGGCTATAATTGTTACGTCATTCGATGGACATTTGACGTTCTTAAAAAGTACTCTATCAGGGTACGTCAACTCTGGAAAGTATGTTATATCGTCAATGGATAGGCATACAGGAACAATTCCAGAAGACATCTTTGCTATTCCTCACTCATGGACATTCAAACATAAAACTTATGGAGCAGAAAAAAGAAACGGTTGGCTATGGGATATAGTATATGGTGCTGGTATAATTAATCTTTTTGAGAATTTTGAGTATGTCTTCACAGTAAACGGAGATTGTATTTGGGATAAACCGAAAGGAGTAGAAGACATTATTGAATTAATAGGAGACAATGAGATCATGTCTTCAAGCTCAAATGGGATCATTCATACTTGTAGCGTTATCTGGAAACGCCATACTTTCCTGGATTTCGTTTCTTATATAAGAAAGAATCTGGCGCATAATATACCAGAATCCTACTCACCAGAGGTACTTCTTCGTGATTGGGCTTTATTGTACAAGATAAAGGTTAAAGTTCCTTCCCTGCAAGCTAAATACCCTCAAGGTCATCAACACGCTGGAGCAATAGATCATTATAGTTCCTATCATCAAGATAGTACATGGAAACAATTACTAGGTTACAGAAATTTAGGAGGGGAACATAAATGGTCTGTATTGGAACATCTTGAACCACTACCTATAAAATATTTCGATTTAAGAAACAGGGGAGAGTTTTTAAGTCAACATGAGAAGACTACTCTTCTTCCATTCTATCTTACACAAGATAGACGATATTTGTATATGTATTGGGATCAAGGAGAAGACTCTTATTATAATAGAAAGTACCATACTTTGAAACATTACGGAGATAGTGTTTTATATGATGACTCTAAAAGAAAAGAACTTGGGCCAGACTCAGAAAGGAAGGGTCTGTTCAATAGGTTTGACTTGGACTTTATGAATAAAGATTAAGGAGAAAAAAAATGCAAAAAGAAAACATAGAAAATTTTTATAAACATTTAATAGAAAATCTAATTCCAGATAATGTAACACAAGAAGCGGCAGGACATGGAGAAGAGAGATATACAGCCGATAATTGGACTATGGATATGTGTCGATGTATGATTGAAGGTACAGATTCATTTAGAAAAGAAGTACCTCCTGAATTTAAAGATTCTCCAGGATATATCAATAATCTTATTATTAGTCATGTTAAACTGAAATATAAAGCTTATGAACATCTTAAAAAAATAAAAGACGATGCAGATGTTCTTTGTATAGGAGAAGTGGGAAGAGGACTTGATATTCTTATTTCTCAAATGGTTAAAGAATGGGAATGGATAATTTGCTATGATCATAATCCAATATATAAAGAATATCTTAATAGGTATTTTTATTATGATATGACTTTTCATGGAGTATCTTCTTCATATTTTTTAAAAGAAAACCATAACATGATAAAAGACAAAACAATTATGGTAATTAATCATTCCAATCTAAGACAATTTGATATCATAAAGAAAAATAAGAATATCGTCCATCTAATATTTGATGGAGAAATAAAATGGTAATGGCTCATAGAATAGTATTGACTGAAAACTGTAATGCATCTTGTAGTCATTGCTTCAATGCAAACGTAAGAAACAAGAATGAAATGGATGCAGATATCCTTATAGATTTCATGAGAAGGAATACGGAGTACTTAGAATATACCTCTTTAAAGATCATGGGAGGTGAGCCTAGTATTCATCCGAGAATTATGGATATCATCCAAGAAGGATTAAAACATTATTTTACGGTGAGTTTATTTACAAATGGTATAAATATAGACAGGATAGTAAAACGGTTTGGCAATAGAATATCATATACAGTAAATGGATATACATTTGATCCAAAGAAGGATTTTGAAGTGCTTCATTTTGTTATAACAAAAAATGATACAGAAAAAGTAATCGACAAAATGATGAAGTGTATGGATACTCATCCAAAATCAATATTTGTATATTCACCTGATACACAAGTGAATATTTTCGATGAAGAGGAATTCAATGACTATAGGAAAACATGGATAGAAGCAACAAAAATAATAGTTCCAGAACTTAACAAGAGAAAAATGCGCTGGCAGTTAGATCATAATTTACCGCTATGTTTTTTCACAAAAGAAATAAACTATGAACTTGAAAAATTATCTTTACCTACCAAAATATTTAGTTCCTGTAAATGCGTAGAAATAGGGCTTATAGACTGGAACTTTGACCTATACTACTGCAATCAAACAAGAATAAAATTAGGAACTATATTAAACAAGTCAATTCCAGAACTTAATGAAATGGTACAGAACAGTAGAGAGAAGAAAATCGACAATATTAAATTAAATAAAAAATGTCAACATTGTGAATTAATAAATAAATGTGGAATGGGGTGTTATTACAATGGAGGTAGACATGTATAAATTAGATTTACAAAAAGATTTACCAGATGAAAGAGATTACAAAGTAGCAGAGTTGAAATGTTCTCATTGTGGACATGGTATGACTACAGATTATCATCAATTATTTTGCGAGAAAAGATTTTATGAAAGAAAGCATTATAATGTTTCTCTTTCTGTAGATTGGACTCCGTATATGAGTCCTGTAAAGGATCAAGGTAGACTTGGATCTTGTGTAGGATTTGCTGTAACGGCAATGAAAGAATATCAAGAACAAAAAGAACATATGCAAGAAGTACTACTAGAAGGTAAAGATTACACTAGAAAAGAAGATCACTATGATTTATCGGAAGCATGGGTATATTGGAAATCAAAGACCATAGATCCTTGGCCTGATTCAGAAGGAACAAGTATTAGGTGTGCAATGAGAGTACTCCATAAGATAGGAATTCCATGTGAAGCTGGATGGGAATATGATGATAGATTTAAAGGTAAACCTAAATCATGGGCTAAACTTATAGCAAAGTGGGGCTTGATAGATTCCTATTGGAGAGTAGAAGGAATTGAAGATTTAAAAGTGGCTCTGGATGATCAACCAGTAGTAATTGGCATTGCTTGCTTTGAAGAAATATTCAATCCGAAAAACGGAGTAGTTAACTATCCTGCTAATCCAAATAATCTTCTTGGTGGACATGCCGTTTGTGCGGTTGGATATAATGAAGACACACAACTAGTTAAGTTTAAAAATAGTTGGAGTACTGGATGGGGAGATGAAGGATATGGATATCTTCCATACAGATATATCAATGACTACATGTGGGATGCTTGGGTTTGTCGTGACTTACAAGTAACTAGAAAGATTATCAAAGAAAGAGGTAAAGATGAGTTATAATTTAATAGGAAAAAGATTTGGAAAATTAGTTGTTTTAAGAAAAACTGATAAAAGAAAAAATGATGGTTGTATTATTTGGGAATGTAAATGTGATTGTGGAAATCTTATAAAAATATCAACCACTAGGTTTAATAAAAAACATAGATCAACTAAATCATGTGGGTGTTTACATAAAGAAAAAATTATAACTCATGATAAATGGGGAACTTCAACATATAATTCATGGAAATCCATGAAACAAAGATGTTTGAATGAAAATAATGTTAAATTTACTATATATGGTGGTAGAGGAATAATGATATGTGAACGATGGATTGTGTTTGAGAACTTCTTTGCAGACATGGGAGAACGTCCAGAAGGGATGACTCTAGACAGAATTGATAATGATGGTCATTATGAACTTGATAATTGTAGGTGGGCTACTCCTATAGTTCAAAGACATAATAGAAGAATAAAAGTATGAGTCAATTTACTACACCATGTATAGTAGAAGTAGTAGGTAAAAACCTATTTCGTCTAATAGAACCATTTGAATATCATGTTGGAACATATCCATCTTTACAGGTTATAATAATTCCAGAGAATTTTTTAACTGATTTCGCTACAGTTCCTAGAATTTTCTGGAGCATTATTTCTCCAATAGATAATCATGCAAAAGCGGCTGTTCTTCATGATTGGATGTATGAAGTACATTATGCCAAGAAATCGGAATGTGAAAGAATTTTTAAAGAAGCATTAGTAGTACTAGGAGTAAAGAGATGGAAAATATTTTGTTTATATTGGAGCGTTTATCTATTTGGATGGTATAAATGGATAAAACTAAGATTGAGAGATAGGAGGAATATGTTATGACAATCACTAGAGAATATGTAAATCAAATGAAAGAAGGAGCAGATAAGCAATACGCCAAGCAAGTTATTAAAGGATATACCGATTGTGATAAATGGGCTGTTAACGCATTGAAAGATGTGGGAGTCCTTTTAACTAGTCATCCAAGTAGCAGACCATTCTTAAAGGCTTCTGTAGAAACTCATAAGAAATTAGGATTCTGGCTTACTGTAGTATTCGATAACTACTTTGATCCTAATAACAAAGAGATATCATATGATTCTATGTTACCTAGAAGAGAAGTATTTGATCAAATTGATACTTTTCTAATACCTCATCATCAAACATGGGGAGGAGTTTTATATCCTTATTTCTGGTTACTTAAATTCGGTATGCATACAATGGGGGGATTCAAATATGTCTTCTGTTCTAACGGAGATTGTATTTTGGAGAAGCCAGAAGGATTTCCTCAAATTATGGAGATGTTAGGTGACGCTGATATTATGGGGTGTGGATGGGAAGAAAATAATGGAAGAGAGATTTTTAATACTACTTCTTTTATAGCTAAAACAAAAGCCGCTCAAGCAGTAATGAAACACTTTCAAGATCACTTAATACCTGTAGATAATTATGAAAAGTATGCGGAGAAGGTAGGAAATACGGAGTCCAGATTTGCAGTAGCAATTAAAGAGTTGGGATTGAAGGTAGTCAAAGTTCCTAATAATCCTTTGAGTACTCAAGTACATAAGCCTGGAGGAACTTGGTATGACATCTTGGGATTCAGACATATACATGGTGAATGGAATTATGCTCATAGATATAAAGACATTCCTCCACCAGCGGAGTACATAGATGAAACATTCTGGAGAAATAAAAGAGAACTAGTCAAAAAATATTATGAGACTAAGGATAAGAAATTCTTGGATCAATGGTATAAAACTAGATAAATTATTATAAATATAAAAGAATAGGAATATAAAAAGAGGAGGATATTATGTCTACAACTGTATTGTATAGAAAAAGTTCTGGAGAAGTTCTAAAAATTTCTACTAAAGGACAAGTATTTGATAGAGTAAATACAACTTATTTTGGTTATTTAACAGACCCTAGTTTGCCTGATGGAACTGAAAATAGAGAATGGATTGCTGGAGAATTAGGAGAACGTAGAAAATTTGGATATCAGAAAATTGCTATTCCTGCAAGTGATATGGTTAGAAATGCAAGTAATGATGAGATTAATACATTTGCAGATAGTGAATTAGACGATGATAAACAATTAGATGCTATTGGTGCAACTAATTTTCTTGAAACCCATCCAAGATTCAGAAAAATTTTCAAAGCTATTTTAAAACTTATAGTTAATCAACTTCTTGAAAATTCTAATGTAAAACAAAATGCAATGATTGATCAATGGAATCAATTTAAAATAGATATAGGCAATGCTAATAATTTAGCTGATATTAAAACGTCCGTAGCGACTTTACCAGAAATAACTAGTAATTTACCAGAAACAGCTACATTGATTACAATTAAAAATCAACTAAATGCATTAATTAGTAAGGATGATTAACCATGAGTTTTTTAAATCCAAATTATCCAGTAATGGAGATAGCTATTTCTTTAATTAGTTATGAACCTCTTGAGTCTGGTCACGAAAGAATTATAGAGGGAGATATTGTTGCTGTTAGAAAACCTTATATTGGTATTGGTAATAAAGAAGCTATAGATTTTTTATGGCTGAGAGTTGAAGGATTAGAAGAGTCTGAATTTTATGTATTAACTGACATAGTAGAATCACCTTCTGGTGAAAAGTATGATAAAAGGAGATATTGTATCCCCTTAGAAAAGCTTGAAGAAACTGATTCTGAATTTGATATAGATATAGCATTAACACCAGATACTATTTATCAACCGTTTCTAATATTAGATGAAGACAACTATACTTTTATATTAGAGGATGGTCATTTACCACTACAAGTTAGTGGTTTGATTTATGATAAAGTCACAGGAGAGTATTTGTAATGGCAAGTTCAAGACGTACAGGAACTAATGAAAATATAAGCACATTTGGTGCTGGTGGATTCGGGAGAGATTATACTGATCTTTCTACTTGGGAAGCAGCTACTGATAATAATCTTGTTTCATTAACTCAAACTGAAGTACTTGAATGTTATGACGATGCTACAAGCTTTAATCTAAAAATCGACATCTCAGGGGCAACCACTAACTCCTCTTATTTCAGACTAATTAGACCTGCTGGAACCATAGGAACAGGAAGTTGGCAGGGTAATGATGGAACTCCAAATAATGGTGTATTTTTTAATATTACTATAGCTGGAGATTCTTGGAGATTAGATGAACCTTATGCAACTGTACAAGATATGATTTGGAAAGTTGTAATGACAGATTCGTCGCCACGGTCTTTATTTGATATTCAAACAGGGCCAGCTTATTGTATTGGGTGTATAGTTCTTGAATGTGATAATAATGATAATATTATTAGAGCAGCTTTTGAAATACAAGATGATGATGTTTATTGTATAAATTGCTTGGCATTGAATAACACCGCAAAAGGATTTGATGTTGGCGTATCAAACAATTGTTATATATATAATTGTAATGCTATAGGAAATACAGATATAGGTTTCTGGGAAGATTCCGGAACTCTAAATATTAAGAACTGTCTTGGTGATGGGAACTCAACTGATTTTGACGGTGGGACTGGTAATAATAATGCATCAGGAGATGCTACAGCTCCTGGTACAAGTAATAGAATAAACCAGACATTCACATTTGTCAACACAGGCAACGATGACTATCATCTTGATAGCAGCGATACTGGAGCACATACATTTGGGGCAGATTTAAGTGCAGATGGTATATATGCATTTGATGATGATATTGATGGGGAAACAAGGAGTTAAAGTATGGCTTGGGATATAGGGTTTGACCAAATTGCATCTTCATCTTCTAGTAGTTCTAGCATATCTTCATCGTCATCTGTTTCTTCTAGTAGTTCTTCTCTAAGTTCTTCGTCCAGTTCTTCTTCATCATCAATTTCTTCATCAAGCTCAAGTAGCAGTAGCAGTTATTCTTCATCGTCATCGTCTAGTGAAAGTTCTTCAAGTGCTGTTCCTTTTGGATGTCCTACTGCTATACAGGTTAATACGTGTACTGCAAGTGGTGGAGATCATATATCTCTTTGTAGTTGTAGTGACGATGATACATTCTGTATGAATGAATGTACTGGTACACCAGGATTTGATTTTGATATTATATATGAAGGAATGAATCCCGCCTTTCAATATACTATTTTATTTGAATATAGGTATATTGGTAATCCAGGTCATAATATTAAATTAAGAATCTATAATTATAATACTCTTACATTTGATAATGTAACTGGTGTCGGTGATGATTTTCCTTCTAATACATCTTTTCAGATAGTTGGTTTTAATTTACCATCTAATATGACAAATTATGTTAGTGGTGGTATAACCGAACTTAAAATTATACATACTTCACCTGGAAGTCCTTTACATAGTTTTTGTCTAAGATGTGGTAATATTACTATTGGTAGTTCATCTTCTTCATCTTCTTCTACTAGTTCTTCGTCAAGCTCAAGTTCACTATCGTCAAGCAGTTCTTCAAGTTCACTATCGTCAAGCAGTTCTTCTTCGTCCAGTTCGCTATCAAGTTCAAGTTCTTCAAGTTCGCTATCGTCAAGCAGTTCTTCAAGCTCTAGTTCGCTATCTTCATCCAGTTCTTCAAGTTCGCTATCGTCATCCAGTAGTTCTTCTTCTTCGTCCAGTTCGCTATCCAGTTCTTCTTCGTCAAGTTCGCTATCCAGTTCTTCTTCGTCAAGTTCGCTATCCAGTTCTTCCAGTTCTTCGTCATTATCTTCGTCCAGTTCAAGCTCTAGTTATTCTTCTTCTTCCTCATCGTCATCTAGTTCTTTATCTTCATCAAGTTCAAGTTCTTCGAGTTCGCTATCGTCAAGCAGTTCTTCAAGTTCGCTATCGTCATCTTCATCTTCTTCGTCAAGCTCATTATCTTCCTCAAGCTCAAGCTCAAGTTCTAGTTATTCTTCTTCTTCATCATCGTCATCAGTTTCTTCGTCAAGTAGCAGTTCAAGCTCAAGCTTGAGTTCATCCAGTTCTTCTTCGTCCAGTTCGCTATCGTCTTCGTCAAGCAGTTCTTCATCTAGTGAATCATCGTCAAGCTCTTCAAGTTCCAGTTCTTTAAGCTCTTCCTCAAGTTCAAGCTCCAGTTCTGTTTCTTCATCATCAAGCTCCAGTTCCTCATCGGTGAGCAGTTCTTCATCTTCAAGTTCACTATCGTCATCATCATCTTCATTATCTTCTTCATCAAGCTCCAGTTCTTTAAGCTCTTCAAGCTCCAGTTCTAGTGAGTCATCATCTTCAAGTTCACTATCGTCTTCAAGTTCTTCATCTAGTTATTCTTCTTCATCAAGTAGCAGTTCTCTAAGCTCTTCAAGCTCTAGTGAATCTTCTTCGTCATCATCAAGCTCTAGTTCGCTATCGTCATCCAGTTCTTCTTCATCAGTTTCTTCGTCCAGTTCTTCTTCAAGTTCATCGGTATCATCTTCTTCATCGTCATCCAGTTTTAGTTCTTCAAGCTCCAGTTCTAGTGAGTCATCGTCAAGCTCAAGTTCTTCGTCATCGGTTTCTTCGTCATCCAGTTCTTCGTCAAGTTCGTTATCAAGTTCCAGCGAATCATCATCTTCGTCAAGTTCTTCTTCTAGTCAATCGTCTTCATCCAGTTCGCTATCGTCTTCGTCATCAAGCTCATCAATATCAAGCTCAAGCTCATCTTCATCTTCAAGTTATTCTTCGTCCAGTTCTTCTTCATCTTCAAGTTATTCTTCGTCCAGTTCTTCTTCATCCAGTTCGCTATCGTCAAGCAGTTCTTCTTCTTCGCTATCGTCAAGCAGTAGTTCTTCTTCCTCATCGGTATCATCTTCTAGCTCTTCAAGTTCGCTATCATCAAGCAGTTCTTCAAGTTCTAGCTTTAGTGGATCTTCGTCAAGTTCTTCTTCTTCGATAAGTAGTTCATCAAGTTCTAAATCTTCATCAAGCTCTTCTTCCAGCGAATCATCAAGTTCTTCTTCTTCAAGCTCTAGTGAATCATCTTCATCAAGTTCTTCTTCGTCATCGTCCAGCGTTTCTTCAAGTTCGTCTTCATCTTCGTCCAGCGAATCATCAAGTTCAAGTTCTTCTTCGTCATCAGAATCATCAAGTTCCAGTTCCAGTTCTTTAAGCAGTTCTTCATCTTCAAGTTCGCTATCGTCAAGCAGTAGTTCGTCATCAATATCAAGTTCTTCTTCTTCAAGTTCACTATCGTCATCCAGTTCTTCTTCTAGTCAATCATCTTCGTCCAGTTCCAGTTCTGTAAGTTCTTCATCAAGCTCTTCATCGGTGAGTTCATCATCTAGTAGTTCTAGTGAATCGTCCTCTAGCAGTTCACTATCGTCATCCAGTTCTTCAAGTTCCAGTTTTAGTGGATCTTCTTCAAGCTCTTCGTCTAGTGTGAGTTCTTCGTCCAGTTCTAAATCATCCAGTTCATCTTCTTCCAGCGAATCGTCAAGCAGTAGTTCTTCGTCCTCATCGGTATCCAGTTCTTCAAGTTCTTCGTCCTCTTCGGTATCCAGTTCTTCTTCTTCAAGTTCATCATCTGTTTCTTCGTCAAGCGAATCTTCAAGTTCCAGTTCCAGTTCAAGTTCGCTATCGTCAAGCAGTAGTTCTTCTTCACTATCATCTTCTTCATCTTCATCCTCAATTTCTTCGTCCAGTTCTTCATCATCTGTATCCAGTTCAAGTTCTTCTTCATCCAGTTCGCTATCGTTTTCATCAAGCAGTTCTTCTTCTTCAAGTTCGCTATCGTCAAGCAGTTCCTCATCCAGTTCTTCGTCCAGCGAATCTTCTTCTTCGTCCAGTTCTTCAAGTTCGCTATCTTCATCGTCAAGCAGTTCATCGGTGTCTTCATCGTCATCTAGTCGATCAAGCTCAAGCTCAAGTATATCCTCATCCAGCTTTAGCGGTGTTTCGTCTTCATCATCGTCAAGCAGTTCTTCGTCATCGGTATCAAGTTCAAGCTCTAGTCAATCATCTTCGTCCAGTTCATCCAGCGAAAGTTCTTCTTCGTCATCGTCTAGCAAATCATCAAGCTCAAGCTCCAGTTCTTTAAGCAGTTCTTCTTCGTCCAGTTCGCTATCGTCTTCGTCAAGCAGTAGTTCATCCAGTCAATCGTCTTCGTCCAGTTCATCTTCGTCATCAGTTTCTTCCAGTTCCTCAAGTATATCCTCATCCAGCTTTAGCGGTGTTTCTTCATCGTCAAGCAGTTCTTCTTCTTCGTCATCGGTGAGTTCATCTTCTTCTAGTCAATCGTCTTCGTCAAGCAGTAGTTCGTCAAGCAGTAGTTCGTCATCGGTATCAAGCTCCAGTTCCAGCGAATCGTCAAGTTCTTCTTCGTCATCGTCCAGCGAGTCATCTTCAAGTTCGTCAAGTTCGCTATCATCATCTTCATCTTCTTCATCGGTATCAAGTTCTTCAAGCTCAAGATCTTCGGTAAGCTCTTCGTCATCTAGTGAATCGTCAAGTTCCAGTTCGAAATCTTCATCATCTTCTTCATTCTCCCTGCAAGTTCCAGGTGGTGGTGGAGGAGGATTTAGAAAACCTGAATGGAAATGGTTTGATATTTCATCATCTTCCTCTTCAAGTTCTTCGTCAATGTCATCGTCAAGCAGTACCAGTTCAACCTCAAGCTCTAGTTATTCGTCTTCGTCATCAGAATCATACTCTTCGTCTTCAAGTACTTTAATAGTTTCCATTGAAGTACCTCAAGGATGGTATAATATACCAGTAATAATTGTAAAAGAACAAGAAGAAATTGATAAAAAAGTAAATATAAATGTCACTTTAAAAGAAGACAAAGACATGGGTATAAAAATAAAATCAGTCATAGCTAAAGATAAAAAAATAGATATTGACATAAAAACGATTAAAACTAGATAAAATTTATAAATATTAATGAAACCTTATATGTAAATCAGGAGAAGTAAAATGAAAATTAAAATAGATGAATCTAAAATCTTAGAATTTAAAATTGATACAAGTAGTGGATGTAAGTTAGAGGATCTTCAAGGATACCTTAGATTTAGTTTTGGAGGAGTAGAGTATGGTTTTCCAGCTAAAATTGAAGAAGGATGCTTTAAAGTAGAAGTTCCTCCATTTAAAAACGTAGTCAATGATAAACTTACGGAATCCATTTCAAAAAACAAAGAGCTTATAGTAAAAGGAAGATTGGATGTTATTGCCAATAATAACACATATGTTACTCCTTGGCAGGGGGATATAGACATTGAAATTCCTTTATCTATGAATGTTAGTGAAGGAAAACTAGAAAAAGCTCAAAAGTTTATGGTAAGTGATCCCGAAAAGGATAGTATTATAAATGCTTTCAATGATGCTTTTAAAGATACTAAAGAAGAACAAGAAAAAAAGAGTAAATTCAAAGATATTTTAGATATGAAGGTTGAACCAGAACCAGAGCTTGAAGAAGAAGAAAAAAAATGGGCTTATGGAACTAAAGATGATAAATGGCATTTAATCGGGAAAGATGATAGAGATTACAATAGTGCTATTTCTCAAAAGGAATTCAAAAAATTAGGAAAAGAAAAAGCAAAGAAGAAATATTTATCTTTAGGAGAAGAAAAAGATTTAGGTAGTAAATATAAATGTAAACCGTGTGGATGGGTGTATGATCCAGAAAAACAAGGTAAACCATTTTCTGAATGGGATGGGCCTTGCCCGAAATGTGGTGCGCCAAAAAGTAAATTCGAAAAAATAGGAGAAGTAAAAGAAGAAAAAGTTACTCATAAATCTAAATTTGCTCAATCATTAGAAAAAGCTTATATTAAGGAGAAATAATATGCCAGTACCTCAACCAGAAAAAGGACAAACAAAAAATCAATATATGGATGTCTGTATGCATGAAGTAAGTAAAGGTTCTAAAAGAGATCAAAAACAAAATGTAGCCATTTGTCTAGGAAATTGGTCGAAATCAAATGAAGAGGATGCTATATTAAAAAGATTTGATATATTTTTAACAGAAGAAAAAGCTTGTCCAGAAGGAGAAAAGTACTGACCGATTAAAGGAGAATGTGTACCAGTTGGTACAGGAAAGAAAATGAGAAAAAGACAAGGGAATGGGAAAGGAATGTCTGAGTCCATTACAGATGCAGAAGATGGAATCATGGATGCTCTTGAACATGGTCAAATGACTAAAGATGAAGTATTCAAACTAATTAAAAGTGAATACAAATTGAAAAGACATGAATTTAATCAAGCCTGGGATGGACTAAAAGATGATGGAGATATAATTTCTACTAGTGGAAATAAATATAAAAGAAGTTAGGAGGTAATATGGGAACAGTAATTGTTATAGTAGTAATCGTTGGTATTGGAGTAGTAGCGTATTTAAAAAGGGATAAAATAGCAGAACTTTTAAATAAAATAAAGGTGTAATATGACTATACTTGATAGAATAGATAAAATACTAATTGATGAAAGTAAAATGGGAGATTTAGATCTTAGACTTAAATCCGTATCTCAACAAAAACTTAGATCCATACTTATGAAAGGACTTACAAATGCTGATGTTGGTGAAATAATCATGGAGCTTTGGCATTATGTCAATCCAGCTATAGTTGGATCTGGTGGAGGAGTAATATATAAAACACAAAATTCTATGAAGGTAATAGATGAATTATGGTTTAGAATTGGAAGAAATTTAGAAAAAAGTGAAAGATTAACAGATGATGCACTATCGAAACTAAAAAGTAATTTCTATAGCCTTTCTAAAACATTTGAGAAAATATATGAATGGAATTCCAAAGAAAAAAAATGGGAAATTTATTAATTTGGTTTACAAAATCATCCAAATGAGGTAAAATATGGATATTGTTAATAGAATAGAAAGGTTACTAGGCGATCAGTCTTTAACCGCTGGTATCGGAGGAGCAACTACTACAGCTAACGTAGCTATCAATACAGCTAAAGGACACATAGATGTTATTGGTGGAGAATGTCCTAAAGGGCAGAAGTATGATCCAGTTAAAAAAGTTTGTGTACCTGTAGTCAAAGAAATGAGCGTGGTCGGGGGTTCTTACATTTCTGGAACTACCGTCAATATAATTGGATCAGGACAAACCAGAACATGGGGAGTTAAACGTGGGGATGGGCCACAAAGAGGTGGAGAAAGAGGAGAAATAGAAAATCTGATAACAAAGAATAAACCAAAATCTCTTTCGGCTGATAAGACTCTAGAAAATTTAGGAAGAAACGGATTAAAGTTTAATCATATCTTGGGTGCTTATGTACCTGATGATCAATGGGAGCAATAATAATGGATAATGTAGACAAATATTTAAATGAAGGTAAAATAGAAGAATCCAGTAAAGTATATAAAAGCCTTGCTGATAGAATCAAAAGAGCTAAATCTGCTAAAGAAATTTCTAAAGTATTACAGGATGTCAAGAAAGCAGTAAGTCAAAAAGAGATAGACCAAAAAGAAGCAATTAAGATTGCAGACATGGCAGATGAAGCATTGGAGGAAATATAAAAAATGTCTGATATTCTAGATAAAATAGAAGTAGAAGAACTAATCCAAGATACAAAAGAATTCATGCGAGATCCAGAACTTAGAGAAGAAGCAGTTAGAACGGCTGGCTGGACTAAATCCTCTGTAGAAAAATTCGGTGATACAATTGGTCATCCACCTTCAAAGAAAGGATTCTTTGATGCTTGTGTAGCTAAGATGGGAAAGAGAGTAGATGATCCAGATGGGTTTTGTGCAAGCTTAAAAGATAAGTATTACGGCAATACAGAATGGAGAGGGAAAGACAAAGAGAAATGAAGTTAAAAAAATATCTTAAAGAACAATGTCCTCTTCAAACTCAATATGGTGAGATGCTTGGTCAAGGTGGATTTGGAAATAATACAGAATATGAAATTGGTGCGGCACGTATGGCAGAAGCCGCTCATTGTATTTTAGGATCACTATCTAAATTAAATAGTAATACTCCTTTTTGGGTTGAGAAAGATCACATTAAAGAAGAATTTGGTATAATAGAAAACGGTGCTAGAGAATATGGTAAAGATCTTTATATAGATCCAAATAGAATGAATATGAATGATTCATATGTTCAAGATACAATAAAATCCGTTAAGAAGAACGCTCCTAGATTAAGATCAAGTGCTGAATCAGCTATGCGGAGACTAGATAAAAAACTACCAAAAGAAATTAAAAGATTAGCAGAAGAGTCATATAAATTTTTAATAGAATTAGCTGTTCAACTTTTAGGATCTATAAACATTGCAGAAAAAGAAGGAAGTTTTGGAGAAACATATAATGCATATTCTACTAAGTTTTTACAAGGTAGAATTAGAAATTTGAAAAAAGCTTATAACGATTTTATGAGATTACCAGATGAAGGAAGAATGGATAATCCTTATGCGACATAAAAAACTTAAAATAGATGAAACTACATGGAGTGGATTTAATTATCCAGATGATGGTAGAGGAGTAGCTACTGATGATGATAGACCACCTGGAAATATTCTGATAGGTAGTAAATTTAGAGAACTTCCATTCTTTAATAAATTAACTAATTTCACTAGGAATTGGGAACCAGATCCCGATAAGTGGAAATGGGATCACTTTGAAATGGCTAAAGGTATGGAAGACTATGACAACTATTCTCAAACCTTACAAACAATGGCTTCTTTATTTCCAGAAAAAACATGGGAAAAAGTCTGGATGAGAATGAGCCAAGTTGGGGATAAAGCAACCGATAAAGCTTTTACTGCCGCTGGTCAACCTTGGAGAACTTCAAAGACTCAGTTAGGAAAAGAAAAAGAAGTATCCGCTTTACCACCGGAAGAAATTCAAACAAGAAATAAAAACGATATAGTTAGTAAAATTGATTTACTTACAATGTAATAAATGTAAAAAGTTTTGGGAAGACTTAAAATATTGCCAATCTAAAGATAAATTTTTACCTGATGAGAGATGTGAAGATTACGAAGAAGAAAAAACTGTTGAAGAATATGTTAATAGGGAGGAAATTGTATGACAAAAAAAGAAAAAATAAAAGAAGAGTATTATAAAAATCCAGATTTCAATAGAAGAAAATTAGCAAAAGAATTAAATGTAGATGAAGCTTATATACGTAGTGCAATAAGACCGCTAAAGAAAAACAGAATTAAACAAGGACATAAACCGCTAGAAGAAAAAATAGAATTCAATCGTACCTCACAAAACAGAGCAACACTTGACTTAGAATCATTAACAATAACCACATTAGAACAGGCATTAGAAGTAGCCAAAGTAGATATGACTCAATGGAAAGTTGATAGATATACCATTGGATCATGGCAAGTTACTTTAAAACTCAAAGAACCTACAGGTAAAGTAGATGGGAAGGGTCATGAAATATATGTAAACAGACCTAAGACCGTTACCATGTATAAGATTCAAGTATGGCTAGTTAAACTCCATAATATGGAATGGGTTGAAGCTATTCGTGCGCTTATAAAAGAAGTACCACAAATCAAAACTCCAAAATTTGCATATCCTAAAGTAGATAATATTGGTAGGTATCTTTTGGAAATTGCCTTATTTGATGTTCACTTTGGTATGTTGGCATGGGATAAAGAAACTCCTAATGATTATGATGTAGATATTGCGGAGAAACTATTTCTTCATGCCGTACAAGACCTTTTAAATAAATCCGCTGGCTATAACCCTTCAAGAATTATATTTCCTTTTGGAAATGACTTCTTGCACATTGACGATCCAACTAATTTGACTCCTCAAAACAGGAATCCATTGGACGTTGATTCACGCCTGATAAAAATCTATACTAAAGCTAAGAAAGCAGTAATTAAAGCTATTGATTATTGTAGACAAGTAGCTCCAGTAGATATAGTATGGATTCCAGGCAACCATGATCCAAATGTCTCCTATTATCTATGTGATGTGATAGGAGAAGTATTTGCTGATGATCCTGATGTTCGTGTAGATATCGGTGCGAAATGGAGAAAGTTTTATCCTTGGGGAGATTCTTTATTAGTTTATACTCATGGAGTAGAAGAACCTATTAAAGATTTGCCTGGAATTATAGCTACAGAAGAACCTATGCTTTGGGGAAACTCAAAGTACAGAGAAATTCACATTGGACATAAACATAAAAAAATGGAAATGAAATGGACAAATGTGGATACTCATGCAGGAACAGTAATTAGAATGATTCCATCAATTGCTACAGAGGATGCTTGGCACTACAGGAAGGGATATATCAAAGGCTATCATGCCGCTGAATCATATCTTTGGGATGCAAGATACGGAGTCATTGGACAATTCACTAGTTATATTGACTATGATGAAATGAAAGACTAATCAAGAGGAAGGATTTGATGTAAATCGTAGGGTTCTCTATCAGTTAAAGTGAATTCTTTTATATCAAATCCTTCACTTTCATAGAATATAATTCTTCTATCACCATGCTTACGTAAGTACTTCACGCTATCAACTATATCAAAAACAAAAGCACCTTCTTTTTTATTTTCATTTTTTCTCAATGCACGTCCTATACTTTGAAGCACTCTAATCTTACTTTTAAACGGAGCCGCTAATATAAGATATTTTAAAGTAGGAATATTAATTCCTTGCTGAAATATTCCATATGTGGCAACAAGAGCAATGTTTTTTTCTTTTATCATTCTCTGTCTCCATTCTTCTCTATAATCAACATCATCTGTTCCACATAGAAATACTGTTTCTCTTTTAGTATAGTTTCCAAGATAATTTAATAATTGATTTCCTTCTCTATGATATCCCACAAGAAGTAAAACATTATGATCCACATGATTGACTATATCTTTTATTAAATCCATTCTAAACTTATGCTCAAATGTTTCTCTTTTTACATCATCATAATATTGAGCTTCCAGACCAAACGGATATTCTATATTTAATACTTTCACATTACATTTTGATATGTATCCTTGTTCACCTAATAATCCAGAAGAATATTCTCTTAGGACTGGCCCGATAAAAGCTTTTGTATTAAGAGTCTCCAGAACATCATTAGGCATTGTACCTGTAAATCCAAGTCTATATCTAGCTGGTGATTTTGAAAATATCTTTTTTAACTCATGTGCTTTTACCTGATGACATTCATCTCCAATAATTGCATCATAATTGTTTATCCTATCCATGTTATTTTTTAAAGATTGCCAAGTAGTTATTACTATAGTTTTATCCCATTGAATAGGTTTATCTTTTATCTTGTCATAGATGCGCCCGATATATTTTTCTTTTAATCCATATTCCTGCATATCTGTATAAAACTGTTCAACCAATTGCTTTGAAGGAACTATAATTAACGCTCTACGTACTTTAGTTATATCTCTGTTATCAAGTAGAGCTTTTATTATATAAGATATGACCAGGCTCTTTCCTGATGCGGTAGCACTCCGTATAATTCCCTTGGTATATTTTAAACAATATTCAATCGCTTCTTTTTGATATGGATATGGAAAAAGAATTAAGTCAAGATTGAGATCTAAATCATCTCCTTTGAAAAGATCCTTTACTTCCTGATCCACTTCTATTTTTACTTCTGGAAATTTCTTTGCTTCTCTTAAAATATCAGGAAGTAAACCATAGGGGAATGTTCCTGTATCGGTAATTAAAGATGATTCACCATTCCACATTCCAGACCTGTATTTAGGACTCCAAAAATATCCCTTTACCTTATGAGTAAAGGCTTTTTTCATTTCCTTCATAAATTTATGGTCATTGGTAAGGATTTTTATTCTAATTTTTCTGTATAATACTAGTTTAGCTTCATATCCCATGTCTGTCTCTATCCGAATAAGTCTTCATTCTCCAGCCTTGTTGTTCAAATGCCTTATAACATAGATCAAAAAATCTAACTCTTATTTGTTGTTTCTTCATTATCTTCTTTAATCCTATTATCTTCTTATCCTGTGGCAAACAATATTTTTCTATCTCTGGTTTAGTCCATCCTTCTTCTGATTCAAATCTATAGTATTTATATTGTTTACCTGTTAAAGCTTCCATTTTTCTTTCAAGATCTTCATAAATATCAAGTTCTTTGTAGTAAAGCTCTTTGAATTTTATTATCTGATAAACATTATCAGCCAATTTTTCTTGAATATTGGTTTCGTCAAACTTGACTAGTTCATCTATTGGATATTGTTGTTTCAATTCTTCAAATATGTTTTCTTCTTCACTCATAACCAAATTTTCTCCCTTTTTATTTGTGATATAGTAGCTTGTTTTACATTAAACATTTTTGCTATTTGTCTTTGTAATAAATTTGTTGTAGTTAATAAAATTCTTATTTTTTCAACTTCATCTTTATTTAATTTAGCTTGTTTACTATTCCTTGCTTGCTCTTTTCTTGTACTCCATTTACAATTACTAGGTTCATAATGACCATCATTATTTATTCTATCTATAGACATTCCTTTTGGACATTCCCCCATGTCTGCTAAGAAATTTTCAAATACCATCCAGCGTTCACATATCATTATACCTCTTCCACCATAATTTTTAAAATAAAATGTATTAGGATTTATACATCTTTGTTTCATATTAAACCATGATCTATATGTTTTGCTATTTTTACAATTTTTCCCATGTTTATATGCTGGATGAAGTTTTCCTTTTCGATTTTTAGCCCTTTTACTACTATTTTCTTTTCTTAAACAACCACAAGATTTTATTCTAGTACTTCTAAGATTACCAGTACTTATTTCATAATAATTACCACATTCACACTCACATAAAAGTATTCTATGATTACTTTTATTTTTTTTGCCAGTATCATTAATAACTGTTAATCTAGTAAATACTTCTCCTATTTTTATTTTATTTCGCATAAATACTTATATCATATTAACACATATTTGTAAACCTATAAAAGTAAACGATAATAATATTTAGTTGGTTTACAAAATAGAAAAAATAGTGTAATATGTTCACATGAAGAAAAAAGAATTACTATTTTCGGTAACTAAAAAAGATTTAGACGTTCAAACCTTTAGATCTGGTGGGAAAGGAGGACAAAATCAAAATAAAGTTAATTCAGGAGTAAGAATAATTCATAAAGAAAGTGGAGCAGTAGGAGAATGTAGAAATAGAGAACAAATAAGAAATAAACAAGAAGCATTAAAACGATTAACCAAAAACAAAAAATTTAAATTATGGTTAAATAGAAAAGCTATAGAAATTATTGATAAGAAGACATTAGAAGAACGTGTTCAGGAAATGATGAACGAAGACAATATAAAAATGGAAATTCAGGAAAACGGAAAATGGGTAGATTATAAAAAATAATGGAAAGATTGAATTCAGACTTTTTAGAAAAAATCATAGTCAAGGGTATGACTAGTGACAAGGATTTCTTAGTTCTTGTTTCTTCTGTTTTTGAAGCAAAGTATTTTGATGATCCTTATATAAGACATGCATTCGATTTCTGTAAAGCATACTTCGGTGAAAATAATAATATTCCTTCTAAAGATACCATTATAAATTCTTCACAAGAGAATAAAGAAGGGTTAAAAACATTATTAGATGAAGTAGAACAAACAGATTTCAGCGTTTCGGATAGCTATAAATTTTTGCTGGATCAATCAAATGATTACTTAAAAGAAAAGGCTATTAAAAATGCTATAATTGAATCTGTGGATGAAGTAGAAGATCCTGAAAAGCGTAATAGGATACGTGACAGGATTGAAAATGCACTAGTTAAAGATTTGAAAATTGATTTAGGTCTTCATTATTTTCATCAATTAGCAGAAAGATTAAGAAGAATATTTACGGCAAGTGAAGAAAAAGTACCTACATTTTATCCAATATTTGATGAATTTATCAATGGTGGATTCCCTCCTTTTACTCTTAATATTTTAACAGCAAAAATTCATGGTGGCAAAAGTAATACAATGGCTAATTTTGCCGCTAGACAAGTTTTGGCTGGATATAATCCGGTAGTAATTTCTCTTGAGATGGGAGAAGACGCATTTGCTCAAAGGTTCGATGGTATATATTCCTGTATGGATATTAACAGGATGTACATGTCAAAGGATAATAAAAAGAAGTTATTCAATAGGCTTTTGAATATTAAAAATAATGAAAACAGAGGAGAACTGTTTATTAAACAATTTCCTACTGGAGAAGCTTCTGTACTTGACTTTAAGATATATTTACGTGAATTGATAATGCGAGATATACAACCACATATACTTTATGTTGACTATATTAATTTAATGAAGACAGCATACAAGACAGAAAATAATATGTATTCTACAGTCAAGAGAGTTTCAGAAGAATTAAGAGCTTTATCATTTGAATTCAAGATCCCTGTAGTATCTGTATCACAATTAAATAGAGAAGGAACATTTGTAAATTTTACAGAATTGGACTTTAACTATATTGCTGAATCACTAGGCGTTCCTGCTACCGCTGATTTTATGGCTATCTTGGGAACTGATGAAGACAATATGGTTTATCAGAATGAGATCCTTTATAAGATAACGAAAAATAGATTAGGTGGAAGAGTAGGACAATTTGATAAATTTTATCTTGACGCTAGAAGTTTAAAAATGTATGATAGCTCTGAACTTGATGAATGGATTGAGGATGCGGAAATTTCTGGAGATGACAGAGAATCTATAGATCAAGAAGCTTTAGAAGAAAAGAAAAGAAGTAAAAGTAAAAGGAAAAGGAGAGACTAATGCCTGGATTTGGATTACTTATGAATTGGTTGCGGGTTCAAGAAAATGAATTTAATTATTCCTCTTCTATATCTTCAACTAGCTCATCAAGTAGCTCATCATCTGATGGAAGAAGGTGGGATGTAATAGATTCCGTAACTGCTAGAGTGGGTATTAATAAATTAGGCACTCCGTATTTTGCAAGTTTAGAAAAAAGATTTAAAGAAGAACAAGAATTTTTTACGGAGGAAGAATTTGATGTCGATTAATCCAGATAATAATTGGTGGATAGATAAAATGTGTGATTCTCCTGAATTTATAAATGAGTATATGAATGAGTATGTGGGTAATTTTGATATAGGAGAAAAATCAAATACATCAATGCTGATAATGAATAAAAAAACTAAAGATATACAACTAATAATGACTGGAGGTGATTTTGGGTTTTTTGAAAAAGAAAATAAAACAATAGAATTTTTTAAAGAAGAAGAATTTAACTTATAAGCAGATGGGTTGAAGAAACCATAATGCTTGAGGAGGTAGTAATGTTTAAAAATTCGTATTATGATACAAAAAAATCAGTTATGCACCTGTGGGAACAAGTAGAAGGAGAAAAAGAAACTCACCATGACGAAATTGATTGGACTCCGTATATCTACATGCCCTCAAAAGAATCAAACATCAAAACAATCTACGGAAAATCAGTACACAAAAAAGAATTCGATTCATATTTTGACTACCATCAATTTCAAAAGACAAACAATGCTAGTCATTTGTATGAGAACAAAGTAAAATTTGAAACTCAATTTCTTGCTGAAAGGTATTACGGTATACCAGATGAAGATATTTTCGTACCTCCATTACTTATATACTATATTGATATTGAAGTATATAGCCCTGGTGGATTTCCAGAAGCCAAAGATGCTAAATTTCCTATAACTCTTATTTCCATTAGAAATAGCAGAGATAATGAGACAATGACTTTTGGATATAACCATCTTAATATTGAAGTCACTTATACTGGTGGAAGAGAAGGAGTAACATACATACATTGCGAAACGGAACATGATCTTATAAGAAGATTTTTAGAATGGGTATATCATAATAAATACGATGTTCTTAGTGGCTGGTTCATATGGGATTTCGATTTACCTTATATCATCAATAGAACAGTTAATCTTTGGGGAGAAGAAGCTGGTAAAAAAATGTATAGCCTTTTATCTCCTATTAATAATGTTCATATATGGAAGCAAAAAATGTCGGATGATATCAATATTGATATGGCAGGAGTTACAATTCTGGATTACTACAATGTTTATCGCTGGTATGGAAAGAAACTTGAAAGGTATACTCTGGAATATGTCAGTCAAAAAGAATTGGGAGAAGGTAAGTTAGACTATTCTCAATATAAAAATTTGAATGAACTAATGAAAAAGGATTGGAACCTATATGTTGATTATAACGTAGTGGATTGTGAGCGTGTTCATGACCTTGAAAACAAATTAGGATACATTAGAATGATTCAAGCATTAAGTCTTCTCTGTAAGTGTCCTATGAAGTATTACAATGCTCAAACACAATTGATCGAAGGGTTAATGTTGACTTACTACAGAAGAAATGATTTATGCGCTCCTCATTTTTACGGAGGAGATCAAGAACATTTCAAAGCCGCTCATGTTAAAGATCCACAAGTTGGATTATGGGAATGGGTTGTGGATGTCGATATCACAAGTAGTTATCCTTCTCATATTATAGCTTTAAATATGTCTCTTGAAACATTTATAGGTAAAATTTCTGGTATGCCTGAATATCAAGTAATAAAAAGTGTATCCAGAAGAAGATTCCCTGAATTTAAGATGGTTAAAGAAGATAAAGGAAAATGGAGAGTTGTAAAAGTTGAAGGAGAAAAACTAGCTAACTTTAATATGGCTCTTGATAGAGGTCTATTAGCAATTGCACCTAATGGATCTATATTCTCAACTACAAAAGAAGGAGTAGTAGCAAAGGTTGAGAAAAATGTTTTCTTTAAACGAAAAGAAGTAAAAGATAAAAGAGATGAGTATGGTCATAAAGCTAACGCATGTGAAGGACTGAAACAAAAAGAATGTAAAGAAAGAGAAAGAGAACTTGATTCATTACAGTTAGCTTTAAAGATTATGATGAACGCTTTCTTTGGAATTATTAGCGTACCATACTCTAGATATTTCAACGTCCATATTGCTTCTGCTATTACCGCTGGAGGTAGACATACTATAAAACAGGGAGAAATATTTTGTAATAATCTTCTGAATAATCCCACTCCAGAATTAATAGATCTTCTTAAAGAAATGTCAAACGGTGATGTACATAATAATCCAGATGTAGAAGAAAGAGATTATGTTAAGTACATTGATACTGATTCATTATTTGTAGGAGTTGGTGAATGGATAAACAATCAAGGATACGGAGATGTATGGGATAAACTTCTAGATGAAGATAAAATACAATGGATCATAAAAATATCTACTCAAATGGAAAAGTATATTGATAATAGAATTTTTCATGAAGTTCAACTAGGTGATTATAATTCTCAGGTGCATGATTTCAAGATTGGATTCAAACAAGAGATCATTGCTAAATCCGCTTTATTCGTAAAGAAGAAAAAATATTCCTATCATCTTGTAAACAAAGAAGGTGTACCAAAAGATGAGTTAAAGACTACAGGATTGGAGATAGTTAGATCTGATAGTTCGGAAGCAGTTAGACCACGTTTGAAAAAAGTCATGGAAATGATTGTAAAGCAGGAATCAGATTTAAATATATCTACTCAAATTAGAAAGTATAGAAAGGAGTTAAGAGAAATGACTCCAGCGGAATTAGCCGCAAATGTTGGAATAAATAATATCCGTAAATATCTATCTAGTGGTACTCCTATAAAGGGTACTCCTTGGCATGTCAGAGGAGTTCATAATTACCGTAATCTTTTAAGACATCTTGATATCAAAGATAAATATGAGGATATTTATGAAGGTCTAAAAGCAAAGGTTATCTATGTTAAGAAAAATCCTTTTGAAGTTGATATAATTACATTTCAAGAATGGCCTACAGAATTCGATGAAGTTTTACAATATGATCATGAAACCATGATTGATAAATTTTTTATTAACAAAATTCGAACACTTTTAGAACCTTTGGGTAAGGAACATATAATAGATAATGACGATTCAAAACTCAAGGTTTTCTTTTAGAAAGTCTCTACCTTAAAGTGGGTCATATATAAGTATCTGAATTTATTATATATAAAAATGTGCGATTTTGCTTGACATAGTTTATTATATAAGATATAATTAGTTATAAGAATGAAAAAGGATTTTTAACCGACTTAACAAAAGGCGAAAGCCGAAAGGAAAAAATCATGAGCAACAAAGTCTATGAAATCGTAACTCAGAAGGTTCTGGAAAGCCTTGAAAATGGTGTGGTTCCTTGGCATAAACCTTGGAAGTCCTTGTATAACGTGCGTATGCCACATAACCTTGTTTCAAAAAAAGGTTACAGGGGAATCAATGTTTTCTTGCTGGCTTTTGCCGATTATGATTCTCCGTATTGGTTGACCTTTAATCAATGCAAAAAATTAGGTGGCAAAGTTATCAAGGGTGAAAAATCCAGACTGGTTGTTTTCTGGAAAATTTACGATAAGGAAGTTGAAGTTAACGGAGAAAATGAAATGCAGAAACGCTACATTCTCCGTTACTACAATGTTTTCAATACTGAACAATGTGAGGATCTTGACTTGAGCAAAGTTGAGAATGATATTAATCAGATTGAATTTAATCCTATTGACGCATGTGAAGAGATTGTTGCGAACATGCCGCATTGTCCGACTATCAAAACTGGTTCTAATGCTTCTTATCGTAGAGATAAAGACATTGTTACCCTGCCGAAAAAAGAATCCTTTGACTCAGAAGAAGAATATTATGCAAGCTTGTTTCATGAATTAGCTCATTCTACTGCTCACATAGGACGATTGGATAGAGACAAAGAAGAAGATAATTCTTACAGCAAAGAAGAGCTTGTAGCTGAAATGACTGCCGCTATGCTTTGTGGAATGGCAGGAATCGAAAACAAAGTAATTGATAACTCTGCCGCTTATCTCAAACATTGGAGTAAAGCTTTTAAAGATAACGTGAAGATAGTAGTAGAAGCCGCTCAGAAAGCTCAGAAAGCCGCTGATTACATTCTTGGTGTAAAAACAGACTAAATGAGGATAATCTATAGGGAAAGGGTTGAATAAATGGAAGAAGATATAAAAAAATATGAAGATAAAGGATATTACGTAGCACTTAAATTTCCATCTGAATATGTGCTTATGTATAGAATTAAAGATGGAGCAAAGGTTAGAATATACGAAAATGGATATATTTGGGAATATAAATAAAGAAGAAGAAGAAACTGAAACTATGATACCATATGGTTCAGCTTATATCAATTCTAGTGGTCATACAGTAGGTCATAGAATAGTTTTTAATCCATATGAATTCAAAAAAGGAAAAAATAAAGGCAAGGTTCAATGTTATTATAGAAAGGGTTCAAAGTTTAAAAAAATAATATTGGATAATGATGATATAAAACTATTAAAGGAAGAGGAAATAGGGGAGTGATAACAACACTCCCCTTGGTGAAATCCCTTGTCGGTGGATTTTAGGAATAAGCTGACTCTCTATATCTCAATCTATCATCATCATCTCTAGCCGCAACTCTAGTCACTCCAGGTCTTGTAGTTGTTTTCGTTTCATCTCCAGTATCATCTGATTCAAGAATGTCAAAAACCATTCTATAATTCAATGAACCTTGTCCTGCTAGTGATCCATCTCCTGCAATTGCCTGATGATAAGTTATTCTATGTCTTAGAGCGGTATTGTTAGCTTGTTTTGCTTCCTCTGCTCCAAAGAAAAAATTCGTTCCTGCCGATGCTGATGCAATTTGGCTTAATGTCGATAATGTAGTTAATGCATTAAATACTGCTTCTTTCATATCTCTTCCTCCTAATTTTTATAAGAGTATGGAGGGGAGTGCTTCGTCTTTCACTCCCCCCCTGCTCCTCTTCTCATGGAAGGGGCTTCTTCTCTACCACACTTCCATGCTTCCTCAATACTATTTATATTTTTTTAACTCTTTTTCAATTATTTCTGATAAATTTTATATCCACTAGTTGAACGAACTATCTTGAATCCTTTATCTTCTAGAAATGGAATCCTTTGAAATCCTCTTGTGGATTGATACCCAAAGCAACAAAAATCTTCTATACGTTCATCTGATAGACTTTTATTTTCATAATTACTAATATCTTCATCACCTTCCGCAAATTGTTCAATAAAGAATTTACCTATTACTTTGTTTTGAGACATTAACGCTTTCTTTGCTGAATCGAATACATCTTTATTTCTAGTTATATGGAATTGTTTACCACTAGCCAATGTATAACGATTTACTTCTTGAATTATAGCAGTTTCTACATACTCTGGTACTACGTTTAAAACATAGGCTGTAAAACTCTTCTGATAGAAATTCATGATAGGTTTTTTATTACTTACTCCTTCCCAACCATCTTGACCACCATGAAAAGGATCATAGGCATATACTCTACAACCTTGTTCACGTAACCAATCCGCATTACGTCCATACTTACCAGCACCATAATCTAAAACGGTATCTCCAGATTTTATTAATCCCTTCTTGAATAACTCACGAACTGGAGGAGCAACATTTCCAGCAATTGAAGTTCCACCTTTCTCTAATGGTTTTCCCTGATAAAATCTATTACATGCTTCATAGATCATTTGTTCTATAGTTAAATAATTTTTAAATTTCATAATTTCTTTTTCAATTCATCTTTCAATGCAGTTAATTTATTTTTTCTTCTATAGTATAAAATTTTACCATATCCACCAAATGATCTAATTGGTACAAACTTTTTAGATAACGGTATGTGACTATTAAAAGTAACTCTATCTTCTAACTTTTCAATTCCCTTACAAGGATTATAAAGATATCTTAATTCTCCTCCACAAGAACATGGATGATGTAACTTTAAAAAATGTTCATATTTCTTTTCACATTTCTTACAGCTATATTCATACATTAATTAACCCCCAATTAATTTTTTAACTTTTATAGAAATTTCTCCTTGTCTATCCATTGACAGATTTTTAAACTCTTTCACTTTACTTAAAGCTTTATAGATAGCATCTACTAGCTTCTCTTCATTTAATTTGTTATCTATCTTCTCTAATAATTCATTCATATATACCTCTCAATCGTTTTTCAAATGGAGTCATCAATTCTATGTCCTCTTTTTTAAATGGATTTTTCTTTTTCTTCTTTCCATTTTTTTCTGCATCAGGATCTTCTTCATCCTCTGGTGGTGGTTCTTCTTCTTTTTCAGGATCTTCTTCTTTTTCTGGTGGAGGTTCTTTTTCTGGTGGAGGATTAGCTACATCTGGATCATCGTCCTGCTTTTGTTCGGGTGGAATGTCTGTTTTTGTTTTAGCTGGTTTAGTTGCTTTATCTATATTACTCCATTTTTCTTTCTTATCTCGTAGATCCTCTACAGTAGCGTCATTAGCATCATTCTCTTTTTTACTCTTCATTACTTCCAGAGCTTTGTTTATTATTTCTAAATAGCGTTTTACTTTTTCTGGAGCATATTCTCCACCTACTTCTGGTTCGTCAAGATTTAACGCTTTAGATACAGCATCTTCATTTAAAAATTTTTCTAATTTCATATTATACTCCCTTGTGTTCCTGTTCCTGGAATATGAGTAGGTGTTCTAAAAGTTACCATCATAGTACCTCCTAGAGTACGTGGTTTTTCACTTCTCATAAAAACCTTACCTCCAGAATCTATAGCTATAGAACTTACTCTTCCTCCACCACCATCTTCATCTCTAGTCAAAACTCTAACGCTCCATGACCCACCTAATTTTTCAATATAAAAATTCTTCTTAGATAATATTTCTTTTGCTTCTTTTTTCTTATCATCTTTATTTATAACTGAAATATCATCTGCAATATCTCTAATTTTTGATTGAATATCTGGTGAATTTGGTTTTAAATAAACAATCTTATCTAGTCCTTTCTTCTTTAAGAATTGTTTTACTTTCATTGCGGCTTTCTCTGTATCAAATTTTCCTTTAAACCCATCCCAAGGTAACATTTTATAAAGTTCGGAACTACCAAACATCCATTTAGTCTTGGCTTGTTTGATATTTACTTCCTTTCCAGATAACTTACTGTTCCATCCACTACCTTTAGGTTTAATATCCCAACCACTACCAGCATATCTGTTTTCCTCAAAATCAAGACCAACGGCATGTAACGCTCTAACCATTTTGGTTTCAAACTTTTTACCTACCTTTCCCCAATCATCAATGGTTTTTTCGTCAATATCTCCATCTATAATGTCTAGGTCTTCATATTCATCTAGGTATTCTTTAAATCTCAAACCTTTAATTCCTTTTGTGCGGCTTTATCAGCCATTGGTTGTTTTCAATCTCCTATATATTAATCTCATCATCTATTTTAGTTCTATCTGCTCCTTTCAATTGAGTCAAAAATTTATTCATTGAACGATCCCCAAACCAAAATGTCACAGCGGAAATTGTTAAATAAGTAACAACTCCTGTTGTATCGTTAAAAATACTAATTGCTTGAGTTGCAGTTAAACTAATTCCATGAGTTTGCATTATCTTCCATGCTAATATAGTAATCCATGTAGTTACACCACATAAATATATAGTCAACATGGGTCTTATAATACCTCTAAGAAAATCAGTAAAACCAAATAAAGTAGCTATTAAAGATGCTAATGGAAGAGTTATAATTTGCCATTTACCTGTAACTGTAAATAATTTATCAATCCATTTATTATCAAAAAGAGCTTTATTTCCTTCTTTTTGAGCTTGAATAAAGGCTTTGGCATCCTCTAAATCAATTGCTCCCTCAACTTGCGCTCTAGTTATAGCTATATTCGCCTTTGCTTCTGCGATCATGGCATCCGATTCTGCTTTAACCATAGCAACTTCATGAAGGTGTGATGCTGTTTGTATTT